ATTTGTGATTGCTTTGAAGCTTGATTTTACGATTGATCAGCACTCAGAGAAGCGATTTGCAATTCAAAACGACAATGAATGTGAAATTACCATTTATAGTAATTTCTATAATATCATTAGCAACAATAGCACACTGCGCCGAACCCTCAAATACGATAAAGGCGGACATAGAAAAGGCCTGGAGATTAGACCTCACGGGCTTTTCTCTGGACCCTTCATCATGGTCAGCACCGATGAAAGAAAAGATGTACCAAGTTGGGACTGGTGTCTCAGCAGCATTCGCTATGCATTTGCCTCTGCAGCATTGCGTGGCTTTTGGAATATTCCTGTTTGGATTAACACGATTGTCTTGGGCATGCGTGGCTTTGGCTACTCTAGCTCTGTACGGTTGGCGTCTAAACAAGAAGATGTACTTACTAGTTGGCTTGGGATTATTATATGCTACTGCTTTTGGAGTGAAGGTGTTCTAGCTGATTTAGTTGGAGCGTCGGATCCCGCAATGTATATAAGCCCAGGCTCTAGTTTTAGTATACACATAAGACATCAAATTAATGATTTAGGTACTAATTTAACATTAACAGCAGGTGACCCTACAGACAACTGGATATACACGGGAACTGAGGACCCTTACTGCTATGCTGAAATAACTTATGACACAATATGGTTTGAATCCAAAAATGCTTTCAAGCACTGCTCTGAACAAGTGAGCAGCCAGGGCTGTTCTCTGGTTGATTATCACGGAGTTAGTGCATTGTCTGTGTTTCAAAATGAAAACACCCTAACTTGTATAGGGTTAAAAACGACCGTGTCAAGCGTTTTAGCTGGTATGGATCCTAATTGGGACAGAGTATTTTCTTTGCCTCTAGACAACATGTTTGGAAAGGTCCATTATATATATAAAGATAAAAAATATTATTTTATAAATCCATATTATTTTTCTAAAACATTACATTATTTTAAGGATAGTTTTTATAATTTAAGATTAGTTAATTCTAAGCGTGTATGGTTAAGTTGGGACCTTTTGGTTTACCATGTTGGAGATAATCTCAAAGACATGCTAATCCAATTCCCTTTAGTTAATATAGTAGAAAAAGAAGAAAACCCAAAAAAATATAGCATTATCAAACCTAGTTCTAAGTTAGAAAATAAGCAATGCACCGTGGCCTATGGCCCTGTACATTCTCCAAATTTTTTACGTGGTGCTCCTTTGCTATCACAAGTTTCATCTGTGGAGAACGAAAAGTACTATAAGTACCCAGGCATTCGCATGGGCACCCCAAATAGTTTAGCCCTCTGTGGCATTACTACCATTGATGCTCTTGCATCAGCAACACCCCAGAAACTTGTAATAGTAGATGAATCTTTACCATGGTACATTAAGTTAAGAGATTGGTTAATAAGATTAGTTAGTAAGTTAGTAGACGGTACCTTAAGTACTGTAGTAGGTAAGAATTGGCAAGGTAGATTGACTGTGGCATTTTTGACTTATTATCTCTCCTCAACACTCACCAAGAGTGTGGGGGCCGGGGTATTCGTTTCTTTCGTCATAGTTTACAACTTGTTTTTTCGTTGATTAGGGATATTCTTGACCATATGGTTATGACTGAACCAAGGCCCCTACAACCCGACAGTATACTTCACTCACCGAGTTATGCACTAAGGAGGGCTGTCTTTCTAAAATTATTAGGTATTTTGTTTTCTTTTTAGAGAGCTAATACAGATTGAGGAAACATACAAGTGCGCCTCTTTCAACAAATCTCGCCGCGAGATCACGGGTATTCTTGGCTTTGTAAAAGTTATGACTCAAGGCCCGTTGCCACGAGGTGGTTGGATATTCTTGACCCCCAGTAAAGGAAAATTTTCTGCTCGATTCCTTACTACACTCCTCTTTTGGAACTGTACTATGAGAATTGGGAAGTGACCCAGACGGGAGTTTATCTCTTTTAGCTGGTTAGCGACAAACCTCCAAAACGCGCCGTAAGGCAGGGGTTATGACTCAAGGTCCGGGAAAAGCAGTGTTCTGTTACTATGCATGATGATATTACCAGTGTGTTGGCTCGTGAAAGTGCCCCCTACTGGCTTTGAATTACCCTTAGCGCTCTAGCGCGCTGGTTCTTGATTCATTCATTGTCAATGTGAATTTTTCCCCAGGGGTTATGACTCAAGGTC